TTCATTCAGTGATAGTAACCTATTATCAATATTTTCAATTTTTGTATTTACATCATCAAGTTGAGTATCATAATACTTGACTTTGGGAAGATTTGAAACCTCCTCCTTAAGATTTTTAAAATAATTTAAAAGAAGTTCATCCGTCTTTACACTGTTATCATTAAATTCTTTTATTTTTTCCTCAAGATTATTTTTGAGAGAATTATATTCTCCAAAAATCTGCTTCTTTAATTTACGATCATCATCCTTAAACTCTTTGTGATATTCCCAGATCTTTAGAGATGTGTCTCCAAGTTCTTTCCAAATTTTTTCTTTTAATTCTTTATATTTTTCTTCTAAATCTTTAATTTCAGATCTAATTTCAACTTTATTTTCGAAATGCTTTACATTATTTTCTTCAATAACTTCTTTTATATTAATTTCAATTCTTTCACGAAGAGTTTCAATACTATCGTTAACTTTTGTAAAATCATCTTCAATTGAAGATGTTTTGCTATCTAAAATGGTAATTGTTTTTCCTATCCAAGAAAAATCTGGTATTTTATCTACTTCATTGACCCATTTTGGAAAAAATGGAATTTCATTCCTAACTTCTTGAATATTTTGTTCTAGTCTTTCAAGTTCTTTGTCATAATATTTTGAATCAATAACCTCAGATCTTACTTGATCTACAATCTCACATAACCTTTCAAGTTCATCATCATAATATTTTACCTCGGGTATTTCTGGAATATCTTTTCTAACATCATTAATTAAACGAATAATTTCAGTAAGATCTGTAAGAGACTCGGTTTCCTCTGCGACTGATTCTTCTACGATCTCTTCTATTTCTTTTTTTTCGACATAATCTTCTACAGAAGGTAGTTGATTTTCAACTTCTTCTTTTATAAACTCATTAACTGATGGGAGATTATTGTTATTAGCAAAATCTTCAATGGAAGGTAATTCCTTAGACATTTTATTAGTAACCTATGTACTTCGGGATTTCTCTCCCTTTCATATTATTTAGGATCTTTCTTTTGTGCCTCTTTCAGCATCCTGGTAAGATCGGCAGTTGATCCTACAAATAAGGCGTTTGTGACATTAGTTGGACCTTTGGACACTGACTCTTCTTCAACATCTTTTAGTTTCTTTTGAAGATCCATCAGTTTATCTGTTGCATCAGAAACACTCTTAATCAACTGTCCAGCGACCTCATATGCTCTTGGCATCTCACTTTCTTGTGCAAGTTCAAGAATGCCATTAATTGCTTCCTGACCTTTCTCGATGATGCTATAAAGATTGCCTCTTGTATACTCGTAGTCCTTTCTAACCTCAGACTTGTCACGATCAATAGGAAGTTTAGTTACTTTTGTTTCTTTTGCAGATTCGACAATCTCTCCTGCAACATCAAAAGTCTCGTTTAGGTCGTCAAATTTCATCAGTCTACATTAAAGTCTTGGAAGAAAGATGTTGTCTCATTGAAACCAAAGTCATCTCCAACTTCGATGAGAGCATCATCTGCACTATTCAGAATATTGACGCCAGATCCTTTAACATGATCCACTGCAATAGTTCCATCTTTACCTCTCTGAACCTTGATGTTATTGCCAGTGATGGATTCAATAAACATCTCTTCGTCATTGATAGTAATATAAGTTTCCTCCGTAAATGGAGTTGTATCTGTAAGTGTCAGAATAGTTTCGGTGCTTTCAATGTCTTCATCCAAATATGCTGATGCATCACCAACATAATTCTTTGTTGCTCTTGGAGTTACAGAGTAACGAAGTTCTCTTCTTGGATTCTTTGTATCCAAGTTAGTCATGTAATCAAGAGTAGCTCTCTTAATAATGCCAGTGCTCTGATCAGGAACAGGACCAAACAGATACGTCTTGGCAGTAAATCTTAAAGTATAAATCAGTGCTCTTCTTGTAGAGTAGTCTCCCTCATAATCATCGGTAAAACTTACTGAGTCTAATACGATTGGAATATCTCTTTTTTCATTGATTTCTCCAACCAGGGTTACAGTAACGTTGTATGATGGTTGGAAGTATGGTAAAATCTGTTCAACAATTTGAAGAGCATCATCGTTCAACTTTGTCATGATGCTCAATTCAAAATCCATATTNTATGGAACAGGCATATAACCTTTTTTGACAGTCGTTTCAGATCCGACTTTCTTGGATAAAAATGTTTGNGTTTGAGAAACTTTTCTTGAAGGATCGTATGTCAAACCAGTAAACTCAAATGACATTCTTGGTAATGTCAGTGAGGTTGGTTTGTTAAGATTTGGTTGCTGTTCAAGACGTGCCAAAAATTTCTGAGTTGGACCATAAGCCAAAGGAACTTTCATCACACTGACGACGTTATCGGAACCGTCAGTATGCTTAATCGTGATGTTATTGAATAGAGTTCCAAAAGCAATGACCGTTCTTCTCAGAACCTCATTGTAAAAATACTCAAACATTTTCTTATAACTTGTATGCTAACTATTTAACACTTTTATGCATCGCCAAATGGATTTCGTTGAGTCCAGTCAATAATTGCATCTGCCTCAGTCTGAATATTGTCATTATCCGCAAATGTATCTAGTAAATCATCTGTGTTAGTATTTTTCAATGTATAAACTGCACCTGATTCAGATCCTGTAATTGTTTCGCCATACGTGAAGGTTCCAGTTGCAATAGTGACTCTAAGTGTATTGTTCGAAGAGTTCCACTCTTTGACTCTTGCCTGAGTTCCAGATGTTCCGCCAGTGACAATTTCATTGAAGATAAAGTCTCCTGAACCAATCAATGATGGATCGCTGATTGTAATCGTTGGAGAAATTGTATATCCATATCCAGCATTTGAGATTCTGATTGCTGTCACAGTTCCCGCAGAACTTACAATTGCCTCACCAATAGCAGTCACACCAGTTCCAGGAGAACTAAATGTAACTGTTGGTGTTGTCGAATATCCAGTACCACCGCTAGTTACTGTTACGATACCAACACCACCTGTGGTCGCAATACCAACTGTTGCAGCAGCTCCTGCCCCTCCTCCACCGACAAACGCAATTGTTGGTGGTACAGTATATCCAGCACCAGGATTAGTGAGAACAACACTATCAAGTGAATATGCTGTTGCAAATCCAGTTCTGGATGTTGTGATAGCAACAGCAGTTGCATTAATTCCAGGAGAGGAAGAAATTGCAACTGTTGGAGTAGAAGTATATCCTTGACCTCTATTTGTCAAACTGATAAATTGGATACCACCATTTACAAATGTAGCAGTTGCAGTAGCAGTTGCTCCAATTCCAAGGAGAGTAAGAGTCTCAGAATATCCAGCATCTTTTGTACTATCATCAATTTCATCAACGCCAGTATCGATAACTTCATCCTCGTAACGGAAGACTTCACATCTCAGTTCATAAGTATAAAGTTTTTGTAATTGATAGAAAGGATCAGCACGTTCTACAAACTTGATCTCATATAATCTATCGTCTAGTGGGAAATATATTAAATCTCCTTCTTTGGGTCTTGTTACTAATTCAACACTTGACTCATTTTTCATCAAAGGTTGAATATATGTTTCCCACCTATCTTTTGAAATTACAAGAGTAATATCTTCTTGTGCTTGAACACCAAACTTTGACATCAGAATGCCAGCACCTTCATAGGCATCTGATTTTAAGTAGGCTTCAATTGGATATGCATCATCAAATTTGGATTGGATAACCTCTTTGATGATTGTATTTTTTGTTAGATATTTTCTCGGAATATAATGAACATCAACTCCATACATGCGGAGTTGCTCATTAATCAGGTCCTGAACAAGACTTTGCTCGCCTCTGGTTCCTTGTGAAAAATATGGATTAAGTGCCATTACCCGATAAGATCAAGAGGTGGAATTTCATATGTTGATAGCATCTGTTCTTGAATTTCTTTCAGTTCAAGAACAGCATCATCATAAATTTGTCTGCCATTGAGTTCAATTCCGCCTGGCAATTTAACACCTTGGAATTTAATGAGGTTTTGTCCCCACTGTCTCTTCATCGTGGCAGTCAAATACTTCTTAATGAATCTATCGTTATAGACTTTTGAGAAATCATTTGGATCAAGAATGCGCCAGCAGTCAATAATGATATAATCGCCAGCAGCAAAATCTGACCAATCAGCATCAATATAAAGTCTCCCCTGCCTAATATTAAATCTTATCTGTTTAAGTGGGTTTAATAAGTAATCAATATCTTCTAACTTTGTCTTGACCATTGCATATGACAACAGTTCAAGAGAATCAAAGAAATATACATCATTCAACATCAACTGATACTTGACATTGAACATTCCAGAACTCATTGTCTGAGTACCTGGGAATCTATAAATCTTATTGACTCCAATGATTGAATCTGGAAGTGGAATATAATTACCGTTTTCTTGATAATCAAACTGAGTAGTTAATCCAACAGTTTGAGTTATCGTTGTCGTTGTAATACCAACTGCTCCACCATCTCCTGCTGGTGCTCTACCTCTATTGATATCATCCTGAGTAATTTGATATCTCAGGGGCATTTGCATGACACCATCATAGTGTCTTTCTTGAAAATATTGAATAGCATCATCCACCAGATCATCGATCTGCTCATCTGCAATATTAATTTCCAATACAGGAGCACCGAGTTGCCTAAGGCAATAATCGATAAGACCCTGACGATTTGATGGTTGAGACATATTATGAGTCCTCCTATGTTATTTAGACGGAAGAAGTAACTCCTGCCCTGACCATCACATCTCCTTCAACAATCCTATAAACCGTTGTGCCACTATTAACAAGAACATCGTATTTGTATCTACCCTCTTTCAATCCAACTGTATTAGCAGCAGAAAGACCAAGAGTAAGATTTGGATCAGATCCTGTTGTTCCCAGGCTGACGTTAAAAGATCTCAAAGCATACAATGATGATCCGATACTTACAGACTTAGTTAAACTTGCCGCACCAGAATATCCAGTGAAATTAAATGCTGTTCCACCAATTGTTGTTACCGAATAATTGGCAACAAAACTAGCACCAGTAGAAATAACTTGATTTACTGCTTGGGCAACCCCAGAATTGGGGTCAAAGGTAAAACTAGCGTCCATTATTTTTCTGCGAGTTTGAGTAAAAGTTCTTTAATCGTTGACATATCTTCTTTTAAAGAATTTATGTCATTTTTCATGTTCATTATCTCTTGTGTCTCTGCCTCATTTTTTGCTCTGTTAATAAGGTAGTTATTGTAGGCGTTATTGTTTGTGTTCACAATAGCGCCTGTATTCATATCTCTTCTAAGATTGGGATGACCCTCAACTTTCATTTTACCTCACAGCAATGGCACGAAGACTTCTAACGATAGGTGGTTTAGCCTGATTAGTTCCAGTCATAATAATCTTCAATTGGAATCCAGTGAATTCTGGAAGATCATCAACAAAGAACTCATACTCCTTGAATTGACCAGGATTGCTAGGTGTTACAAAAACATTTGGTAAACCACTGTTATTTGCAACATCAATTACATTTCCAAGATCATCGATGTTTCCATAACCAGGGAAGAGGTTATAAGGAGTGGAGTCAATATCACTATCATTAGTGAAGATCTTATAAAGAACTCTGATATCAGCAGTTTGATCTCTATAAGCATCAAACAGAACTTTCAGAGAGTTTGCTGGATTTGCAAGATCAATTTTCTTGGTGATGTAAACAGCAGCGTTAGGATCATCTCCTGTGACTCTAACTCTGTTATCTTGCGTAAAGTTAGAAACTGGTTCGTTCAGTCTATTTGAAGTCAGGATGAGGTTAACTCTATCAAGGTCAACTACTGGCGAAACAAAGGAATTTGTGGATGAGAATTCAAGATCAAGAGTCAGTGATTTGTTGCCAGGAAGATCACTCAACAGAACCTCTTCATTCTTCTTAGATGCGAGAACTCTTGGGGTAGAAAGATTATTTGGAACACCAAGAGAAATATTCTCGTAACCTTGATCAACGAAAGATGGTTCATTTCCATCCACACTGGTTCCTGTAACAGTTCTAACGCTAGCGTTAAGAGTCGTTCCAGTCAGAGTCAAATTCTGAACGTTTGGAGTAATAGTTTCAAACTGAATGTTGTTGCCACCAATTACTTTATCACCACCAACTTTCTTGGTTGAGTTAAAACCAAGTTTGGGGAACGAAGTATTTACAGACCTATCAATACCATTGCTGGACATGTCAATCTTGATCGCGTAAGAATCAAGAGATCTTGGTCTAGAAATAGTTGCATCACTGAGAGTGTGATCTCTATTAATTCTTCTCAGAGATACACCGTTCAATTCATACTTAGCAATGAGGTCACCAGAGTTGTGTGCGAATGATCCTTTGGAATCAATGTTTCTAGTAATGCCCGTCAAACTATTTCCACTTAGACCAGTATACGAAATCAATTCGTTACCAATGATTGCGTATCCAGGATTGGTTGTTCCAACTCCAACATTTTCAAAGGTATCAAACTTGGCAGTATTTGCAAGTCCAATATTACCAGTTGACGTTGCATCAATGTCAGCACCGATGCTGGTTGGTCTCATGTCTGGTTTGATGTTTGAAATTGTAACACCATTTGTTCCAGAGTACATTGCATGATTTCTATGACGAATTTTGAGGTGTAATCCATCAAAGTTAGTGTTTGGTGTAACTGAATCCGCAGTAATTCCAGTCAGAACTCCAACTGCACCTGTCTCCTGAACAATGTATGACATTGTTGCTGCAATACCAGTGTTGAATTCCCCTTGAATTCCATCGAGAATAACTGCATTAATAGCAGAGATAATACCCACACTGAATCTTGCATTTCTTCCCAGTGTGCTACTTCCGAGAGTTGTGATTCCGAGTTCATCACCAACTGCATATCCAACACCACCGTTAGTGATAAAGCAGGAAGTGATAGCACCAGCATTAACGGTAACGCTAGCAACAGCACCAGATCCAGATCCAGAAAGAGTAGTGAGGTTAGCAGAGTAAGTTCCAAAACCAGCCGATGGAGTATAACCAACACCAGCATTAATAATATCAACAGATGCACCGATACCAATAGATCCGAGAGTATTGATAATAACGCCACTTGCAGTAGTATTATTAACCTGTGAAAGGTTAACACCTCTGATGATCACGTCTTCCATCGAACCAGTCAATGTAGAACCAAATCCAACAACTGCTCTTCTTGAAAGAGTTTCAACGGGATTTCCACCAAGTTTGGTAATACCACCGTTAGCAATACCCATGTCTGGGTTATAGAATGATGCATTGGCAGTTGTGTTTGTTGTAAACTGCGCTCTATACATCGTGAACTTGATATCCTCAAACTGGCTGGCATCCCAAGTGGAACCGTTCTGAGACTTGAACAGAGAACCAAGGAGAGGTTGCTGAGAAATGATAGATCTAGGAGCATCAGGAGTTGTCAAAGATCCAGTTACATCTTCTTCTCCCATTCTTGAAATCCAAGCACCATACTCTGGTGTATCTGCAAGGAGCACAAATGCATATTCAGTATTACCTTTTAGGTAAACTGGTGATGGGAAGGTGAACTTAGTTGCGACTGATGCATCATCAGAAATATTAACTTCTGATGGTAAGAGATCAACTTCTCCAAATGGAACGATCGAAGTTGTTGGAGTACCGTCACGCATTGTTCTAATCTGCATGGTGACAGGTAATGTGCTATCCTTCGCTTGGAAATAACACTCAATTGCAGTAACAAACATTCCATCCGCAGAATTGACAAAGAATGATTGTGCCAGAGGATCTCTACCAGATCTACACTTAGATGTTCTAGCAGTTGCAGTAGATCCAAGGTTTGCTGTGGCGATCAGATTACCTGAACTATCGAAGTTCCAGGTTCTTCCACCTCCGCCACCACTGCTGCGACCTCCACCGCTGCTCCTGTTGCTACCACTAGGTCTGCTGTAACTTCTTCCACTTCTACCACTAGAACTTCTAGAAGTGTATAAAGTTCTAGTAGAACCAAGATTTGCAGTTGGAATCAATCTACCTGCACTATCAAAGTTCCAGGTTCTGCCACCTCTTGTTCTACCGCTTCTGCGACTACCACCTCTTCTTCTCTGAGTTGATCTATTAGAAGATCTACCACCAGAACCTCCACACTCTGTTGGAGCACCTGGGCGTGTCAAAAGAACAGCAGTGTTGTAAATTAATCCTGCT